AGAGGTAAATTGGTTTTATCCAAAAGCAGGTTCTAGTCAAATAGACAGATGCGTTACCTATAATTATTCAGAAAATGTTTGGACTACATCTTCACTAGATAGAACGTCATATCAAGATCAAGGTGTTTTCAATAAACCATATGCAACAGATTATGATGATTCAGCCACACCTAATTTTCCAGATATTTTAGGTATAACAAATACCTATGGAGCATCTATTTACTATGCTCACGAAGTAGGAACTGATCAAGTTAATAGCACAGGAACCACGGCTATACCTGCTTTTATTAGATCTGGAGACTACGATATCACATCTAGACAAAGTGCGTTTGGAACGACCACAGGTCTAGTAGATTATAGAGGAGATGGAGAGTTTTTTATGTCTGTTAAAAGATTTATACCTGATTTTAAATATCAAACAGGCAATGCTAAAATAACTTTATTTATTAGCTCTTTTCCAGATGATACCCCTGTAAGTTCTCCATTAGGACCCTTTACAGTTACGTCAACAACTGATAAGGTTGACACTAGGGCCAGAGGTAGATTAGTATCTCTGCGAATAGAAAACGACGCTACAGGTGAAACCTGGAGATATGGAACATTAAGATTAGATGCTCAACCAGATGGTAGAAGATAATGTCAGAAATTAGATATAAAGATTTTAAAAACAAAGTAGATTTAACTAAACCTTATAATCAACAAAGCGAACTCGTTACGCTTAAATTTAATGAATCTGAATTTAATGATTTTAAAAATAGAGCTGTTGCAGAAGCAATAGTAGATCAGGGAACTGTTGGAGCTGGAGCCGCAAGTGCAGTTGATCTTTCACAAGACTCACCGGAAGTGCGAGAGCTAATAGAAAGAATAGCAGATGAAGCTGAGATACCGGGATCTTTTGGTAAAGCTGATGATGAAACAGTAGAATTCATAAAAAGAGTTCAAGAGGGAAAGAAAAAAGGAGATGGCATATCAGGTATATTTGAAAGTTTGCCACCTGAATTAAAAAAAGAATTTGAATTATTTGATGCAAGTAAAGTTGATAAATTAGTAGAGGTGCCTGGCACCGTTAATAGGTTTGGATTTCCATTAACAGCAGATATGGCAGGCGGTATGTTTGGTGTAGAATCTGTTTCTGATCAACTTAGAAAGCAACAAGCAGAAAGAGAAGCAGCTCAAGAAGCTTTTAATCCAGGTCAGATAGCGGCTATAGGAAGGGTGCTTCAAGGGTCACCGGGGTTTGGCATGGGTGTAAACCCTGTTTTATTACAAGGACCAAACTTACCTAGCGCTGCCTTTGAAGGTATACCTGCTGCGCTTCGTGCAGTGGACACATCAAACCTATCAGCTCTAAATGCAGATTTGAATAATGATGGTGTGGTTGATGAGTTAGATCAACAAATTGCAATGAGCACATTACCAGCTCAAGACGCTGTTCCGGGAGTAACATCTCGACCTATGAAAAAACAAGGTTTGATGGATCTTTTATCTAATATTCTACCGGGCGTAAGTTTTTTACGAAGAGCTTTCCCTAATCAAGTTATTGGCAGAACAGATCCTTTTATGCCAGGTGGATTTACTCAAGCGGGTAATCCTATTGGTGGAGTTATACAAGGTGGTATTTACAGCGCTCCAAATATTTCTGGTATAGGTAGAACAAGAACACCTGCTAATTTAGCAAATGATTTCTTTGATCCAAAAACTGGTAAAACAAGATTTGATAGAGCATTAGATAGATTTAAAGAAACTGGTAGCATGTTAGATTTATTCGCAGCTTCTAGATCTGGTTCTGAGTTTAGAAGACTTAAAAAACAAGCTGAGTCAGGTATTATAGGTAGAGATGTGCTTCCAGGTAAAACACCCGCTAGAGTATTTTCAGCGCCAGGTAAAGATACACAAGGACAAAGTCCTAGAGGTAGCCAAACAACTGCCAGATCTACTGGTGGATTTGGTCAAGCTGATTTTAGTGGAGGACCAATATAGTGGCTAAGATCACAAACTATATACCAGAACCAAAAGAAGAATACGAAGTAGATAACCAAAGACAAATTTTAGAATCTTTGAATACTATGAAACAACAACTTAATTTTTCTTTTCAACAAGATTTAAAAAACGAACAAGACGCTTTTAATTATTTCATGTCATGACAATACAGTATAAAAATCAAGGTTTTAAACAAGCCGATGCAAGTAAAGCTACAGTGCTCACTTGTCCTAGTGATGGAGCGATTATAGTCAAAAGTATATATTGTGCAAATAATGATGCATCATCAGCTATTGCAGTAAATATGAACTTAGTTGATTCGTCTGATTCAAGCACTGAATATGAATTTTTTAGAGATGATGTGGCGGCTAAATCACAAGTAAATGCTAGCCCTCAAGGCTTGAATTTAGAAGCAGGTGATGCTATAACAGTGCAAGCAGCAACAGGCAGTAATAAAATACAAGGTGCCATAAGTTATGCTTTAATAAACAGAGAGAATGAAAACGGATAATATAATTAAAATAGATTGCACTACGATAACGACGTGGCGTAATACTAGAACTGGTGAAGTATTTAAAGAAAAGAAAGAAGGACCTGACATAGCTCAAGACGTAACTGTGCAGGTGTCACCGAAAGGATTAGACGTTCTTCAGAAAGTAATGCAAAAACAAAATGATAAACCTAAACCCTAAAGGTGGGACTGAATTACAATACGATTATCTAAAAGACTACGTAGATAAATCTATTCTGGACCAAATACAGATTACAACATCTGTGCCTGAAAAAATTCCTTTGCACCCTACAAAGATGAATATTCTATGGCAAAAAAATTCTTATGATCAACCGAATCTGGCACCATGGTTCAAAGATAAAAACAATCACAAAAAGTATGAGTGGTACGTTTTTAATTCACATTGGACTTATGAAAAATTTAGATATCAGTTTGATATACCAACGAGCAGATCTATAGTTATTAAAAATGGTATTGATAGAATACAAAAATCATCACCATATAAAAAAGGTGAACCTATAAAAATAATACATCAAAACACACCTTGGAGAGGACTATCTATATTACTTGGTGCCATGCAGCTTGTAAAAAATCCTTTGATAACTTTAGATGTGTATTCTTCTACAGAAGTATATGGAAAAAGTTTTTACGATAATAATGATAAATATTATAAAGCTTTGTACGAGCAGGCAGATGGTTTACCAAACGTAAATTATATTGGTTATAAAAGAAACCAATACATAAAAGATCATTTACAAAATTATCAAATGTACGCATACCCTAGCATATTTGAAGAAACGTTTTGTATATCTTTATTAGAATGTATGGCAGCTGGTTTATATTGTATAACAACAGATTTAGGAGCGTTGCCAGAAACAGGTGCGGAGTTTCCTATATACATACCATACGATAAAGACTATAGAGCGTTAGCTGAAAAGCTTGCATTTGGTATAGAAAGTGCAGCTAAAACATTACACGAACCACAAATACATAATCACTTAGAAGTACAATCACATTATGCAAACGCATATTACAACTGGAATAAAATAGGACACCAGTGGGAAACATTTTTGAAAGGAGCACTCGATGCAAGATCCCAATCAGCCAATATGGTTTACGAGCCACGAAAAGAAAGGTAACGTAAGAGAAGTACATCTTGGAACATCACCCCATCGTATAATGGTGTGCACACCTGTGCATAGCGATGTGTCCATGCATTATTGTCAAGCTGTTTTAAAGTTTCAACAAGAGTGTATTAATCGTAATATCTTGGTTAGTTTTACCTTGATGAAATCTTCTTTAGTTACACAAGGTAGAAATCTTTGTGTTGCTGAAATGTTAAATCACACAGATAAATATACACACTTACTATTTGTAGACTCTGATATTGACTTTGAATTTTCTACAATAGAAAAAATGATAAACACTGATAAAGATATTATATCTTGTCCGTATCCTATGAAAACTTTTGATTGGGATAAAACATGGAGAAGATTAACTACAAAACAAGACGCTATAACAAAAGCAGACGATTTACCCAAGTCGGGGCTTACCTTCCCTCTCAAATTAAATGACCCGACTAACATACAAGCATCCGGAGGAGTAGTAGAGGTTACTCACGCTCCTACCGGTTGTATGTTAATTAAAAGATCAGTTCTAGAAAAGATGATAAAAGAATACCCACAACTAGAGATATATCAACCTACTAATATAAATGGTAGAGAAGTTAGTAAACAAAACTTTTATAACTTATTTGACACGATCCATGAACCAAGCACCAAGCGTTGTTTTGGTGAAGACTTTGGTTTTTGTCAAAGATGGACAGATATAGGTGGTAAAGTGCACGTATATATCATGGATTATATCACCCATGTTGGTGAGTTTCAGTATTGTGGACGTTTCTTTGACGATTTAAAACAAGGAACAAGCCCTCGTAAACCTATTGACGATAAAGAAAAAATCAAATAAAGTGTGATATTT